AGTTGACGAGGCTCTCGAGGCGTTGGGTCACAAGACTTCGCGCGTCAGCGAGATCGTCGAGACTGCGAGCGTTGCTCCGTCTGAAGAGAACGCCTCTGCACGCAAGACAGCCACGCGCCGTAAGGCGTAGTCGTGGCGATCGTCAACGGCTACTGCACGCTTGCCGAAGTCAAGGCGGCTCTTCGCATCAGCGACTCTGTCGATGACGCGATGCTGGAGCGCGCGGTCGAGTCTGCGTCTCGTCGCATCGACGGGTACTGCGGACGGTTCTTCTTCACGAAGGTCGCAACGCTAGATCTCTTCGCGAACAACGAGGTTCGTCTGATGGTGCCTGACGTCTCGTCGACTACGGGTCTGACCGTCTCGACGGACGACAACGATGACGGAACCTTTGAGACTGTCTGGACGCTGAACGTCGACTACAAGGTGCTGCCAACGGACGCGGTCCTTCAGGCGTATCCCTATACGTCGATCATGGCGATCGGCAACAAGACCTTCCCCGGCGCGTTCTATCCGTGGCGTGGTATCGCTCGCGCGACGGAACGTCCCCTTGTTCGAGTCGCGGCTACGTACGGCTGGGCTGCCGTTCCGCACGACGTTCGTGAGGCGGCGATCATGCTGTCCGTGCGCCAGTACGCGCGTCTGAACGCGCCTCTGGGCGTTCTCGGGTTCGGAGACATGGCTGTGAGTGTTCGCTCGGTCGATCCAGACGTGCGCGATCTTCTCCAGCCGTATCGTCGTATCGGGATCGTCTGATGGCGGCGACAGTTGGCGACGCTGCGCAAGCGATCGCTACGCGTCTCGCGACGATCAGCGGGCTGAGGACGTTCGCGTTCGATCCGTCCCAATACAACCCGCCCGTGGCGTTCCCGATCCTCAACTCGGTTCAGTTCCACGACGCCTTTGGTGGCGGCGACGTCGTTATGGACTTCACGATCGTGCTCGTGGCGGCTCGCTGGGCTGAACGCGTCTCATACTCGACGCTGAACGCGTGGATGTCCTACTCGGGATCCTCGAGCATTCGCGCGGCGATCGAAGGCGACAAGACTCTTGGCGGCGTGGTCAATACGTGCGTGCTAGCATCGAGCGCAAGCATCAGCAGTATGACTGCGGGCGAGGCAGACTTTCTCTCTGTCGAGTTCGCACTCACAGTTCACGCGTAGGAGATAACGATGGCGCAATACAAGGTGATCGCATCCAATCTGGACTCGCTTGCCGAGGGTTCGATCGTCTCGGACGACGATCTCGCAGGACTCAACATCGCCGCGTTGCTGGACGGTGGGCATCTTGCTACTGTGGCTGCGAAGTTCACGAAGATCGACGACAGCAAGGACAAGTGATCAACTATGGCGAAGATTGTGTTGACTGACGCAGTGGTGACTGTGAACAGCGTCGTGCTGTCGGAGTACGCGAACTCGGTGACTCTCAACTACGAAGTCGACAGCGTCGAGGTGACTGGAATGTCGAACACGGCGCACCAGTTCACGGGCGGCTTGCAGAACAACTCGTGTGAGATCGCGTTCATGCAGGACATGGCGGCGACGAAGGTCGAGGCGACTCTGTTCCCGCTCGTCGGAACCCAGACGACTGTGAAGATCAAGGCGACGTCCGCTGCGGTGAGCGCGACCAATCCTGAGTACACGCTGACCAACTGTTTCCTCGCATCGCACACGCCTGTCGCGGGTTCGGTGGGCGAGTTGGCGATGACGACCGTGACCTTCACGGGCGGCGCGCTGACGAAGGGAACTGGCGCGTAGCAAGATCCATAACAAGAAGGGAACAACATGAGGCTCGCAGTACGCGTGCACTACAAGGACGGACGGACAGCCGAGACCGTTGCTCAGTTCGCAGACTTCATCGACTTCGAGCGCACTTGGCAGCGGTCGGTGCGTCGGTTCGAGGAAGAGTTGAGGCTGACTGACGTCGCGTGGCTGGCGTGGTCGTCTCTGACTCGAAGCAAGAACGCAACCGCGAAGTTCGCCCCAGACTGGATCGAGACGGTCGAGTCCTGCGAAGTGTTCGAGGACGAAGAGTCGAAGGCGGCTGACGACACCCGCCCTACCTGAGCGACCCTGTCGAGTCGACAGCCACTTGGCTGCTGATCGACTTGGCGTCGCGCTCTGGCATCCCGCCGTCTGAGATCGTTCAGATGGATGAATACCAGCGACAGATACTGTTGCGCTACGTGATGACGAGAGTGAGAACGTAGTGGCACAAGATCCGATCCGTATCCCCGGTATGCGCGAGTTCGTCACGCAGTTGCGCAAGGCGACTGAGGACAAGAGCGGCGAGCAAGCGGTCAAGGACGCGAACGTCAAGACTGGCAACTTTGTGATTGCGATGGCGCAACGCGAAGCATCGAACAAGATGGAGCGGAAGGCGGCGGCGACCCTTACGGCGTCGAAGGCGATGACTGCTGTGCGCGTCGTGGGCGGCAGCGCGGATCGTCCGTACTTCGCTGGCGCGAACTTCGGTGCTCATCGCAACCGTACGCGTCTGATCAAGGCGAAGGTGACGCGAGTCGTCGGGGATCGAACGATTGAGAAGAGAACGCGCGCGACGATGGTGCGACGTGGCGAGGACATCGACAAGGTTGCGAGACGCGTCGAGCGTCAGTTTGTCGACTACCGAGGGAGAACGATCAAGAGACGCAACGCGTCTGAAGAGATGCGTGTGAGGCTGGCACGTACGAAGTCTGGCAACATCCGCAAGATCAAGGGTTGGAATCAGTTCCGCAAGTTCCGCAAGGGCAAGGACTACTTCCTGTATGCGGCGATCCGCAAGAACTTCGACGACATCGTGCGGTTCTACTTCGACGCGTTAGGGGACGCGGTCAAGCAAGTATTCCCTGACTAGGCTCGGCTGCTATGGCGAACGTCCGCAAACTCACTCTCACCATCCTCGGTAACGCGAAGGGTGCAGTTGAGGCTCTTCGCCTTACGGAGACGTCCTCTCAGAAGTTGACGCGGACGATTGGTACGGCGTCGAAGTCGCTTGGGATCGCGTTCGCCGCGATCGGCGCGGCGGGCGCGTACATGGGCAAGCAAGTGTTCGACGGCGCGATGATGGCTGTCCGTGGGGCGGCTGAAGATCAGAAGTCGGTTCGTCTCTTGGAGACTCAGATCCGCGCGGCGACGTTCGCGACGGACGCTCAGATCCGCGCCAATGAACAGTTCATCGCGTCGATGCAGTTCACGGCTGCCGTGTCGGACAGCGAGTTGCGTCCCGCGCTCGCGAACCTCGTGCGTGGTACTGGCAATCTGACCGATGCTCAGACGTTGCTCAAACTGAGTCTCGACATCAGCGCGGCGACGGGCAAGGACTTGGCGACCGTCACGCAGGCGATGGGACGAGCCGCGACTGGCAACGTTGGCGCGCTCGCGCGTATGGGCATCCCGCTCGACGAGAACACGAAGAAGTCGAAGGACTTCAACAAGATCGTCGAACAACTCACGCGAACGTTCGGGGGTGCATCGGCTACGGCGGTCGCATCGTTCGACGGTCGTATGCGACAACTGAAGATCGGGCTGGATGAGGCTGTGGAGTCGATTGGCTACGCGTTGCTGCCGTTCGCGGAACGGTTCGTCACGTTCATCAACAACAACATCGTTCCCGCTCTGCAGATCTTCGCGAACAACGTCGGAGAGAAGGGCTTGGGCAAGGCGGCGTCTCTCGGGATCGCGTCGATGGGCGACCTCGGGGATCGTGGTATTGACGCGTTCGAGAAGATCACGCTGGGTACGTTGACGGCGGCGAAGTCGATCGTGGATCTGACGGAGAAGTTGGCACTAGCCGCGACGATCTTCGGAATGATTACCTACAACGCGAGTCTGACCTTCAAGGCGATCGCCGCAGGCTATGGATCGGACGTCACGCAGGACGCGCTGAACGATGCGATTGCCAAGACTCCCGAACTGTTCGACAAGTTGCGTGGATCGGTTGCGCGCTCGGCTAAGGAACTCGATCAGGCGAAGTGGGGTCTGGGCGACTACACGCGCGCGCAGAACGATGCGAACAAGAAGAAGAAGCAAGGCACGGATCTCGAAGGCGACTACGGCGGCGCGGTTGCAGGATCGGCTAAGGACGTGAACAAGGGCGAGGACGCGCTGAAGGAATACGCTCGTCAGTTGACGGCGACGCAGAGCGCGCTGAAGTCCGTCAAGAGCGCAAGCCGCGATCTCCAGCGTGCTGATCTCGCCGTTATGGACTCGACCACGCGTCTCGCCGAGGCGCGTGCTCGGTTCAATCAGATCATCCGAGGCTACGGGGCGAACTCGCCGCAGGCGGCTGATCGTCAGCGCGACTTGGCGCGCGCTCAGCGCGACGTCGAGCGGTCGGGCTATGACGTCGAACAGGCGACGTTTGCGATTGCGGACGCGGAGCGTCAGTTGGCTCAGGTTCGAGCCGATCCAACGGCGACGCCCGACATGATCCGTGAGGCTGAGATCAGTCTTGCTGAGGCTCGTCTCGGAGTAGCGGACGCGACCGACGCCCAATGGCAGGCTACTCAGGATCTCAACGAGGCGCAGCGCGTTCTCGACATGACGATCAACGGCGCACGCGAAGGCAGCGAGGAATACACGCAGGCTCTCGAGGAACTCGAGGCGGCTCAGCGTTCGTATCAGGATGCGATCGAGTCTCAGATTGAGGCGCGCGAGCGCGAGGCTGAGGCGATCAAGAAGGTGCGTGAAGAGGAAGAGGCTCTGAAGAAGTTGCGCGAGAGTCTCCCGAAGGGGACGACGTTCGACGAGGCTGGCAACGCGACTGCGCCGACGCCTGCGGCATCTGGGTCGAAGTTCCCGAACTTCATGGCTGCGGTCAAGGCGTTGCATCCCAACGCGCCCTCGCTGAAGTCGAACACGCCCGTGAAGGCGTCGCGGATGGCGTTCCCGAACCTCTACAAGGAATACAAGGATGCGGGTCTGGCTCTCGCGGAGGGCGGCATCGTGCGACGTCCCACGACTGCGCTGATCGGAGAGGCTGGACCCGAGGCAGTCATTCCGTTGCGCGACATCTCGTCGCTCGGTAGCACCAACGTGTACGTCACGGTGAACGCTGGGATGGGTGTTGACCCCGCTGTGGTGGGCGACGAGATCGTGAACATCTTGCAGCGGTACAACAGACGGAACGGTGCGCTGCCTTTGGCGGTGGCGTAGATGACGACGACGACCGCGTGGGGTGAGACGCTCGAAGTTCAGATGCAACTCGGGTTCCCCGTCAACGAGTTCACGATTGGCAACACGACCTCGGGAGTGATTGGAGATCCCAACTACTTCATCGGCGGCACGCTCGAAGGCATCGACGTCTCGCCCTACGTTCTCTCGCTGTCGACGTCTCGAGGACGTCCCGATCAACTCGCCCAGTTCACGGCGGGCAGCGCGACGATCCAACTCGACAATCGTGACCGTAGGTTCGATCCGATCAACGAGTCCTCGCCGTACTGGGATGCGACCGAGGGTCGTACTGGAGTCGTACCGCGACGGAAGGTGACGATCAAGTGCGACGGCGATCCCGTGTTCGTTGGTCGCATAACGGACATCGACATCTCGTATGAGCCGACGCGCCTGACGGCGACCACGGAGAACTCTTCGGTGACGATCACGGCGGCTGACGACTTCCT